TCATCTGCCCACGCGCGGCCCATGGCACGGAACCGTTTCGCGTTCGGCTTGAAAACTAAGTGGGCCAAGTTACCATCCCATGCTTTCCAGTTTCTCACCCGTTGACATATATCATGCACCCACTCATAAACAAAATGATCCACGCCCGGCATGACACGCGTAATATGGGCCCCTAATCTACGCAAACCATGACAGTCGGCTTCTGTCAAATCATTAATAAGATCATGCCGCCGTAACTTGCCCAAAAACACGGCACGGTCTTTCACCCAAGCCCCATACGCCGTGCAACACGCTTGCACCGCCGCCGGTAAGGATTCCACCGCACCCTTGGGCCAGCCCATGGTAGCCAGCCGTTTAGCAATGGCGGCAGCTTTCGATCCTACTTCTACCGCCGCCACAAGGTCACGTTTATATTGGCGTTCGATAACGTGGAACTTTTTCCGAAAGGCGTTACCGCTATATGCCTCCGGTATAAAATCTTTCCCGATATGAGCGGCATACCATTCAAGCACGTCTTGGATATCTTTTTCGCTAATACCATCTTTTGTTCGGAGGAGGCGAATGTGTTTTGCCCATAGGGAAGGTTTTGCGTTGGTGATGCCGGTGGTACGTGAAGGTAGGTTTTCTACAGCTTCTTTTAATATGGTGGTCATGTCTACGTCAAATTTGGTGGTGTTTGTATTCTCTTTCTTTGCTACCCCAAAACCAACATCTTCGTCCGGCTCGTTAGAGTCGGACATAGAGGTTTTTAACTTAGTACTATTATGGGTGCCGTTTTCCGGCGTGGCAGGGGTGCCGTTTTCCGGCGTGGCAGGGGTGCCGTTTTCCGGCACCTCTGTTTTATCTTTCTGGGGTCTCGAATGTGCTTGATTCACAGTCATCAAGTATCGCCGCCGCCCGTCAAATTTCGTTTGCTTTATCAACCCCAGTTCCTTCAATTTACCAATACGTTCTTGCACCTTTCGTTCATGCACACCACCACAGGCTTTTGCGAGGTATTCATTGCTGGCGTAGCATCCTTCTTCGCCTTGCAACGCCCGGATGATTGTGTATAAGACAAGCCCCGGACCCCCTAGTTTTCGTGTTTGTAGCATTTCACATACATAAGGCTCTAACCACACCCCCGCAAATTTAAATTTGTGGTGCTCCTCCATAATCCCCCCTTTGTGAAAAGTGCGTTGATATAGTATCGTTTCTTATTTTCTATTCCAGAAAAGTTTTTCGCAATTCGCGTATTTCTCCCGCATCGGCTTCGGCCGCGTCCTTCCCTGTTTCGAGTTGCACATTATAAGTAGCCCCCGGGTACACGCTAAGTGCATCTGCCAACTCTCGCGCCCTTGCTTGTGCCGTGGCGTCTGAATCAAAACACACCACCCGATGCGGATAATGTGCCATGGCCAAAAGCTGCGCCTCCGTGTACGCCGTCCCGCACGTCGCCACCGCTCCCGGTCCGGTAGCCCATACGTCTATTGGGCCTTCGTGTATGATGATCGCATGCCGCGCGTAGTCTGCCCCGTATAGAATCGTTTTATGTGCCACGGATTCTTCTTCAGCGGCCGCGCTTATATATCGCTGGGTTTCTCGAGGGCGTACCGAGCGCGTGGTCCATGATATGACTTCGCCATGGTGGCGGATAGGGATAAACAATCGCCACCGTAGACGTTCGGCTTGTCCTATGCCCTCCACGCCCCACAGGGAGGCCATGCGCGCCGCGTCTAGGCCCCTTCGGGCTAAGTAGACACAATGCCCGGGCAACAGCGCCCCGCGCCCACCGGGCAACACAAGACGCCCTGTCTTGCGTATGGCCGGGGCCTCCATAGATACCGCGTCCACACGCTTCCGCATTGCGGCCCGGGTCCGTCCGGTCAATTCAGCCAGCACGCCCGCCGTGTTCTTTTTCCCACACCGCCAGCATGACGCTGCGCCGGTGCTCAGAGATATCCCAAGATGATACTTACCAGAGCCGGGGCCGCACGCCGGGCAGTCTATTTGTACCCATCCGGGCCGCGCGTGTTTATGGTCTCCGTCGGCATACGGTATATTATGCTCGGCTAAAACATCGCGGATTGTTATCATTCTAACATCACCCCCTAGCGTCGGGCAACGGCATGTCATCATGCACCGCTTTCTTGAGAAGTGCGACGACGGCCGCTTCCATCGTGTACCCGCGCCGCGCACAATATGCCTTAAATTGGGCCTTGGTATCGACTGAAATGTTTCGGGTGTGAATAGTAGTATACCGCACGCGTTTTGATTTCATTTTTTCGCCTCCATCACCTCAAGCAGTTGATCGAATACATTCATATCACTATTATAATCGCCCCCGTCAAGGGTAGCGTGAACAACCTCTTGCTTACTTTGTATGATGCGGCATAGCCTTTCTTCGATTGTTTCCCCCGCGACGAGATAATTTATATGCACGGGTTTTTTCTGGCCCAGTCGATGAAGCCTGTCCTCCGCTTGAACGTGGTCCCCGCTTCGCCACCACAATTCAGTGAATGCCATGTTAGCGCACACGTCTTGCAATCCGTCAACACCGGTCCCTGCCGCCTTGAGGTTTCCGATAAGGGTACGCGTTTCTTTATCCCGGCGGAATTGTTGTATGGCGAGGTGCCGCCGCCGCCCTACCACCCTCCCGTCAACGGTCACATGATGGCCATGTAGTCGCCGCTGCAGCACTTCCGTCATTTTACGGTGTACGGTATAGAGTACCAATTTTTCATCCGGATGTGTGGTTAGGAATGTATTTGCCCATCGCACCACCGCCCGGCATTTCAACCGCGCCGCAAGGCGCAACAGATAGCCGACACGCGTCACGGCCATTGCTTGCGCCGCACGCCGGGCGCGCGTCTTGTTACGTTTTTGCAACCATCCAATAAAATCCCCTTGAGCTTCATTGTATTCTTTCCGGTCTTCTTCCTCCAAGGGTATTGCCACCACCATCCGCTTTTTTTCTGGTAGGTTTATTCCCGTGGCCTCCTTGAGGCGCCGCACCATGCACGTCTTGAGAAGCAAGGCATTAAGTTCTGGCAAGTTTTCCGCACCATTATAATTCCAGCCCCACGGCGTGCGGGTTGGTTTGCAGAATTTTTGTGCGTATGAAAAGAAACTTGGGAACACATCTGGGCGGAGCATATGCAACGTTGGCCATAATTCGGCGGGGCGGCTTATAAGTGGCGTGCCGCTGAGGGCTATTCGGTAGGGTACTTTTCGCGCGAGTGCCATGGCTGCCTTGGTTCTTTTGGCTCGGGGGTGAATGAAATAATGACTCTCATCCATCACGAGTGTTTGTATCCCAAGGCAAAGAAGGTACGGGAGCCATGCCGCGAGAATATCCGGATTGATTGCCATAAGCGGCGGCGTGATTTTTGCCTTGCGGCTTGGTGGGGTTTCGCCCTCTAATACTTGTAGACGAAAAGGCATTTGATCTTTCGCCACGTCCTCCCACATATATTTTATGGTTGCGGGGGATACCACCAGAGCAGGAAACATGGGGGCGACGCGCTCCCGCCGAAGCAGCCACAATGTTTGAAGGGTTTTACCCACTCCCATATCATCGGCGAGTAGCGTACCGCCCCCGGTACGTAGAAAACCTTCCATTTGCCACACACCCGTTTTTTGATATGGCTTCGCATCTCCTACCCTTACGATCATCCAAGCGCCTTTCTGATTTCTTCGAACGCATTATTGATGCGCTCTATGCCCCATGCCCGTTTCGACAAGTACGGTTCGGCATCTTCTTCATCCGGGTCCGGCGTAACCAATACCGGCGGGAGTGTACCGAGGTATTGGCGTACTGTGCTTCGTATGTTTCGCGCCTCACCCCCCTTCGCTTCTGCTATTATGAATAAGGCCTCCGGAGGTTCAAGCACCAACCGCACAGCAAGGCAGGCGTCTTCGCTCAGGCCGGCGGTCAATGCGTCCCTATCAAATGCATCGGGCGCGCTGGTTTCAGCAAGGCTTTCTTCATTAAGCGCCACCGTGCGGACTTTTTTACTACGGCGTAGCCTTGTCCGCATAGCATCGAACAGCCGGTACCATACCCATCGCCGGATTTCGGTGGCGTAAGAGTGTTCGAGCGCGTCGCCGTTCGTGCGCACGCCACCGATATAGAAAAGGTGCCCGCGCATAAAAGCAAGATGCGCCTCCCCTACCAGTTCGTCGAATTCTCCACCGTATTGACGATGGAACTTATGTATTTGATCGAACACAAGACCGCGCACCAGTTCATACCCTGCGCCCGGGTCCCGTGGCGTGGTGTCCGGAGTGAGGTGTGCCGCCAAGTAGAAAACCGGTTTCGTTTCTTCGGTTGCCTTCATCTTCATTCCCTTTTTTGTACGGGTGAATGACTCTTGTTACACTCGTATTATACCGCAATGAGAACGCCGCGCAAGTCTTTTCTTCCTTTTATTTTTATCCGGGCACCGGACCCATACCAGAAAAATCATCAAGCCCTACTTGCCCTATCACACGTGCCGGGGTGACGGTCCGGTCCAACACCTCCCGTTCCCGCGCCATTGACGCCACCCGCTCCGCTACCCATGCCTCAAGGTTTTTGATGGTGACGTTGTGACGGCGCGCCACGTTGTCAAGTCCATTCAAGCGGTCTGCGATGCCGCTTACCACGCCCGCATTGGTGGTGAGTGTTTTCACCTGTCCCATAAGTCCCGCCACGGTGTCTTCAAGCTTTGCAACCTGCGTCCGCGTTTCGGTGCCCTCCGTATGCGGCATATTGGGGAGGGGGTCCGGGATTGTTTCGTCTAACCAGATGATATGATTTTCAAGTTGTTTGATACGTGCCTGCATTTCATACTTCTTCATCACCTTCTCCTTCACCGGTCTCTCGTTCGCCCTCCCCCGTGCCCACACCGGTATCGGCGGGGATGTCAAGCGCCGCAAGTTTAGGATCGCCTTTCACAAACACAAGGATATTTTGATGCAGCTTCACCACCTTTCGCGCGCCGCGCACAAACGAAGTGGTTGCCCGTATCGCTCCGGTGCCGACTGAATTGATAAGGACGATTTCATTGTATAGCATGGCCCCGGCGGCTTCGAAGGCGCGGATGGTGTCACCCGCAAAGTCAATCATATGCCGTTCATCATTCTCTTTGCTCCGGTAGTTTGCCACCACGAAACAGGCGAAGCGGTTCTGGCGTAGCTTCGCCACTCCTGCTTCAATTATGGCAGTGTACCGTTCAAGGAACTTATCATAGGGCATGTTTGATATGTCTGCCGGGTCCTTACTGTACACCTCAAGATTCCCGTATGGCGGGCACGAGAAAAGAAAATCACAAGGCGGCGCGTCGGGCAAGATTTTATAGGCGTCACCCGTTCGCCAATGCGGCAAGTATTTGCCCCGGGTGCATTCATTGATCTGTGTGCGGTTTGCTCTCACCTGTTCTGCCCGAAGTTCTATACCAAGGTATTTGTATCCGAGTACCGACGCCACGACACCGCGCACGCTACCCCCCGCAAACGGGTCCACTATCACCCCGCCGGGCGGGCACCACCACCCGTAAGCGAGTTCGCATATGACTGGGTCGAAAAGACTGGTTTGGGCTTCAGTACGCCGGGCTCTGCCACCATCTGTCATTTTAGATGGGAATGGTATTGTGTGAATGCCTTCGCGGCTCTCTTCACCCTTGATGCCCTTAGCCAGCCACAAACGGCGGCGATTTACCCACGTCCCCGCCCGGGTATTCCAAGTAGAATACGGCGGCATGATGAACCGTTGATGGAGCTCCCCTACGTTTGGATGATGCCCAAAAAAGCCCCGGTCTTCATGCAAGTTGTGTTTACTTTTCATCACTGTACTCAGTGAGGGCATTGCGGAGCCAACCGATGCGTTGTTTTTCATCCAGCGAATCCCAAAAACTTGGGGTCATGCCCGGCACCCGGCGGCATACTTCAGCACAAAGGGCCACGTCTGTTTCGGCATTCAGGTCACCCGGATATTGATGCGGCGGTTCCCATCCAGCATCCATACTTGGTAGAGTGAGGGGCGAAGGTATCCCGGTGTCATCCATCCCCAGCAACCGTCCGGCAAGTGTCCGGTAGTCATCCTCCATGTGCCACCCGCGCCGCATCACCCGCATATCATCCACCCGCATCACAGCGAGTAGCTTCATGAGAAGTTTCCACTGCGCGCTGAATTTCTCCGGCACGTAGGGTTCAACGGCTACTGCACGGCACCGGCACTGCCTCACTAAACTGCCGTGTGTGGTGGGTGCGTCAACAATACGCCCGTGGTCCGTCAAACATTCAGGCGGCGTGTTTTCGTCAATCGGCGTCTCCATGCGATATTTCATTGATTGCCTCCTTTGTGTGTACTATGTACCGAATGGTACAACCGAATGCAAACAAAAAAAGCGATTATTTTTGCAAATCACATTCGAGTCAAGCCGGTGCAACTGAGGAACTTAATAGACGCTTTCGCGTTGCTGTTCTTTTGCGCCCATTCTTTCGCCTCTTTTCGGCTTTTGAAATGAATCCGGTGTGCGGGTGTATCCTTCGAGAGTTTACGGCGTTCGGTTTTGGTGGCACACTTCGGGAGGGCAGGTTTGATTTCATAGTATTCGGGTCCGTCATAAAGCGGAATGTCTTTCATTTCTTTCTCCTTTGTCCTGTATTTCCGGTACTCCTATTTCGAAGGATACAATGAAAACCGGTGTTGCGTGTACTGTTTCGCAATTCGTTTGATTTCGAGGATCATGAGCGCAGAAAGTACTTGGGGTTCTGTTAATCCAGTCTCCTCTATCAGGGCTTCAAGTGTTTGGGGTGTGGTTGTTAAGGATGCCTGGACGATTTCTTCAGTGTCAACCGCCATTGTCTTTCTCCTTGAACCCGGACGGCATTGCCCGGGGTGATTGTTTTTACAGCCACACGTCTCGCATAGCTTCTTTGTAAATCGGGAGAAGGTGCGTTGCAATGCGGGACGTGTCGGTGTCTCCTACAAGGGTTAGGTCCGAAAGGGTGTGGAGTTTCTTGGCGACTTTCCGCGCGTTCGCAAGCGTGAAGTCATCCCGTCCAAGACGCTCCCCCGTCGGTACGTGCGTGACGCAATAGTGTTTCCCGCCTCTCGCTTTCGGGTCCATGTTATAACGCCGCGTCACGGCGAAGTGCCCATAAACAGAATATGCCTTGACCTCAACCATTCCAGAGCTAACTGTTTTGACTTTTACTTGTTTCATTTCTTTCTCCTTGGTCGCGGGCCTCATTGCCCTTACTCGTTACAATCGTATTATACCGCAATGAGAACGCCGCGCAAGTCTTTTCTTCCTTTTATTTGAAAAAATAGCCCGGGGCTATAAACCCCGGGCTGTGCGCGTCAATTCTGGTTTGCCGTGGTGGGAAGCAGTTTACGAAAGGTGTCATACGTCTCCATCTGCCGTCCAGGTGCGATGTTGGGGCGCGCCGCATAGGTAAAGGCATTCAGTAGGGCCCAGGCGTTGTTCCTGCCGTGTTCGGCGTACGTGGGATTGCGGTACTCCCGATCCACCCGACCAATAGCCGTCCACCCCACCAAACGCGCTCGACCGGCCTGCATGAGCACGTCACTGACTTCGGCTTGCGTCATGTCACGTTCGCGCAACGCATCCACAATACCCGGGATGTGCCCGGCGGCGACGGTATACTTGCCCACCGCGCCCGCTACCTCTTCGGGCAGGTTTACGGTGTGGTCGTGTACCCGGCTCAAGAGAATGTTGCCCGTACAGAGCCCGTTCGTGCAACAGAGGATTTCGGCCCCTACCGTGATTTGAAGCGCCTTACGCCGTGCGTTCGAATTGAGAAAACCAAGCGCAAGGCACATCCCCGGCACCACCGACACCTCCGGCACGTTCTCCACCAGCAATGCGCCTGCCATATCCGCGCCTTCTCGGGCCGTGGTGTATTTTTCTCCTGCCACTCGCCACCCGCGCGCGTCTACTTCACTTTTGATCGCATCCACCAGCTCCCCGTGCGGGATGCCCTTCCACCGCCGCCCCGCATTCGCCGGAGCCACCGGTTCGATCTTGCGCAAATCCTTCAGTTTCACCCCGTGCCCGCATACTGTGATCATGGTATCCTCCCTTTTTAGTACTCCCAATTCGAGTTTTCAATGGCATCACGTATGCCTTTCACAAATTCCACGAGTTCGGCTTTCAACGGTTTTTCAGAAAGATCCTCCAATGCTTCATGCACCGTTTCTGCGATCTTTATCGCCGCTTTGATTTCGACCGGCTCCAAGGCGAAGTCGAGAAGTTGCGTGATGTCATCCCGCCATTTTTGCTCGGAGCGCGTGCCGTACTCACTTGTCACCACGGCCTGAATGCCATGCTCAAGTGCGATTGCGTTCGCGCCGATTGCGTGCGGATGATGTGTGCTCATTGTCGTTCTCCTTTGCGCGGGCGTCATTGCCCTTGCTCGTTACACCCGTATTATACCGCAATGAAGCCGCCTTGCAACCCCTTTTCTCGATTTATTTATCTTTTTTATCACCCCCGAATACCCCCGCAACAGTAGTATCGTAACCAGCCGGATATTCCGTCCATCCCGCCTGTATTGAATGTAACACGCCCGAAGGGTTGCAAACCGCCCCCCGTTCTGATAAACTACCGCCTCACGCAAACGAGGAGACGCCTATGGCCACCAAGTTCTCAGCAAGCATGTACGTCACCACCTTTCTATTAGCACGGGAGGGGTTGACGGATGAACAGATTGGCAAAACGCTAGGGGTTGCGGGCCGGACTTTTCGCGGCTGGCTCAAACAGAAACCGCACCTAGCCGAAGCCGCCGATCGCGGCCGCCGCAAAACCAAACCCGGCAAAGAAAAAACATTCCACGAATACATTTACGATCATCTAAGCCCCCATCTTCGCAAGGTGTGGGATGAAATAAATGAATGCGAGGATTTGGAGAATGGGGTCGAGCGTGTCGAGGCCCTACTCAAAAACCAAGGCAAGCGTACAAGGCAGCATTTATTTTTGTATGCCTTCACTCAGAGCGTCTTCAACATAAGCGCGGCCTTGCGCAAACTCGCCATCCCGCGCAAGACATATGAAAGTTGGTGTGCGAACGATCCGGACTTCACGGAGTTGATGGACGAAATGCACTGGCATAAGGAAAACTTTTTTGAGAATGCACTCATTGGCCGGGTGCAAGTGGGAGACACCCCCGCTATTCTTCACGCCGTAAAAACACAATGCCGCTCGCGCGGATATAATGACAAACAAGAAATCATCCACAGCGGCACCATTACCAACGCGCACACGGTGAATATCGTGGACCTTGATCTTGACATTGAAACACGTCAAAAGATATTAGTGGCCCTTCGTAAAAAGCAAGCGGATGATGAAGCAGTGGGAGATATGACGGATGGTCGCAATCTATAAAGTCCCTGCGGGGGCAGCCGTTACGGTAGACGAAGCCCAACTTGTACGTTCCATATGCCATGAAAGCTTCTATGAGTTCGTAAAAGAGTTCTGGTCTGTGGTGGTGGCGGAGACACCTATATGGAATTGGCACATTAGATACTTGTGTGATGAATTTCAAAAAGATGCTGAACGTGTATTCAAAGGCCTCCCCAAGCTTCATGACACCATCGTAAACATCAGCCCGGGCTCAACCAAGTCGACCGTCCTAAGCATCATGGCCCCCGCATGGGTGCATGCCCGTCGTCCTGATATGCGAGTGCTTGCCGCAAGCCATACGCAACAGCTAACATTCGAGCTCGGCCGCAAGTGCCGCATGATAGAAGAGAGCGAGCTCTATCGTCAAGCCTTCCCCGAAATGATTCCATCAAAAGACCAGTGGACCAAAAGCCTATTCATGAATACAGCAGGCGGCGGACGCATGGCCTGTACAGTCGGCGGCATGTCTCCCGTAGGCTTCCACGCTCATTTCATCCTTGTAGATGACCCCTTAGACCCGCAACAGGCAAAGAAGACGACAGAGCTTGAAGTCGAAGCCGCAAACAATTTTATGAGTGAAGTACTCCCGACGCGGAAGGTTGATAAAGAAGTCAGTATAACATGGCTCATCATGCAAAGACTCCATCAAAACGATTGCACGGGGCATCTACTCGCAAAAGCAAAGAGCACTACCCGTCATATATGCCTCCCAGCCGAACGCTCTACAGCCGTCAAGCCGCTACGCTTGCGCCGCCGCTACACTAAGGATGGGCTCATGGATGCGGTGCGGCTTTCTAGGAAGATATTAGAAGAGGCTAAGATTGATCTAGGGGAATTTGGTTATAGTGGACAGTACAGGCAAGATCCAGTCCCCCGTGGCGGCGGTATGTTCAAGACAACAAAGATCGCAATCGACATTCCACCACCCATCACAGCAAAGTCTTGGTTTGGTCTTTGCCGGTTCTGGGATAAGGCTGGCACGAAAGACGGGGGTGCCTATACCGTAGGCTTTCTTATGGGGCGTCTACGCATGCCCGGGGCACCCAAGGACGGGGCAGAAGACGAATGGTGGATACTTGATATCAAACGGGTGCAGCTGGACAGTGGAGAGCGTGAGAAGCTGATTAAGGCCACTGCCAAGAAGGACGGCAAGCGCACGGTGGTGGGGCAGGAGCAAGAGCCGGGTTCGGGGGGCAAAGAATCCGCACAGGCTACCACCAAGCGCCTCGCTGGGTATAGGGTGCGCACGGTGCCGGCCGTAGGTAGCAAAGAAGACAGAGCGGACGAATGGAGCAGCTTGGTGAATATGGGTGAATTCAAGATGAAGTTCGCGGATTGGAATACCGCTTTGATTGAGGAAATGCGGTTTTTCCCACGCTCCCGATACAAGGACCAAGTCGACGCGGGCGCTGGCGCCTTCACCATTCTTGCGAATCCGGCGCGGCGTGTGGGTGCGTTATAGAAATGATGGAATGAAATAGTTGTGGCGATATTGATTCTGGTATGTGGCCTTCTGTGAAGGGGCACGGGGCGGACGGTGGCCCGGAGACCCACTCTGGGGGCAAGACACCGTACAACCATCGGCGGGAGCCATGGGGCCACTTACTTTTTATAAAGGGGGTAAGGGTGACCCAAAACCCCGTATTTCAACTGACGGCAGACATTGAAGCCATAATAAAACGGCACCGGTATGAAAGCGAGTTGACCACCGCCGAGTACGTTGGGTGTTTGGAATGTATAAAGCATTCGATCCTTGTAGAATCGTTTGACGATACGGAAGAGGGGCGTACGTGATGGGGTCGGATGTAGGCATCAAGCACGATGACGGAAAGAACAGATATGACCTTCTCCCGCCGGAGGCGCTTGACGAAATCACTAAGGTATTCACGTTCGGTGCGAAGAAGTATGTACCAAGGAACTGGGAGAAGGGTATCCCATACGGGCGCGTCTTCGCCGCAATGATGCGTCATATGTGGGCGTGGTGGGGTGGGGAGGATGATGACCCGGAGACAGGACTCTCCCACCTTTCACACGCCGGGTGCAATTTATTCTTTCTGCTTGCGTTCGTGAAGCGTGTAGAAACAAAAAATGTCTTCCGTTTTGTGGACTCACGAAAGACGCCCTCGCGGGCGGGGAGGTGTGAGGATGGAGAAGATGCCAACTGTGATTGTGCCTGATTCGCATATTGCCTTCGCAAAGGAGCTACAGAAAGTTGCGAAGAAGTGGGGCATTGAACGGTTTACTA